GGCGGCGCCGGCGCGGCTGGTGGGTCTGGCGGCGGCATGCTAGCCGGCGGCGGTGGCGCGGCAACAGGCGCCGGTGGCCAAGCCACGGCCGGCATGTCGTCGCTCGACGCCATCGCGGCAAGTCAGCCTGGCTACACGGCAGCGCAAGGCGAAGCGGCCATGAATGCGGTTGCCGCAAGCCAGTCGGGCTACAACCCCGCAACCGGGAATGCACTTGCCAACCTCGAGAGCGGGTCAGCCATGGGGCGAGCAGGAAAGGCGCTGAGTACCTACAACACCGTGAACAAGGCAATGGGCGGCGGCCAGCCCCCGCAACGTCAGGCTCCGCCGCCGCAGCCGATTTTCCAGGGACAGTTCGACCCGATCACGCCTGACTCGATGCCGGGCACAGGGCGCCGCACGATGCTGGGCGGATCGAACACCAGCATTTTCAAGCGCCTCGACGAGCAGATGGCCCTGCGTCGAATGATGGGTCAATAGGAGAACACATGGCAATCCTCGGTAACTACCTGCCGAACTGGCTCCCGGAAGATCCGAACAAGAACGCGGCCGCGCGCCAGGGCCTGCTGGCGTTTGGTGCCTCGCTGCTCGGAGGCCGGGGCAACCTCGGCGGCATCCTGGGCGACGGCCTGATGGCAGGTTCGCAGGGCTATCACGGCGCGCTGGCGCAGCAGCAGCAACAGCAGCTCATGGCGACGCAACAGAAGCGCTGGGACCTGGAGAATCGCGAGACGCAGGCCAAGCTCGACGAGCCGATGCAGCTCCAGAAGATTCTGGCCGGCGGTCCTGCGGCGCCGATGGGTCCGCCTGCCAGCCTGCCGCGCATCGGTGGCGCGCAGGGAGGCAGCGGCGGCCCAGCCGCGGGACCCCAGCAGGACCTGGTGCAGACCTACCTTGCCTACGGCGATCGCCTCACGCAGGCCGGGCGCCCTACCCAGGCGAAGGCCTACTACGACCTGGCCGAGAAGCTGCGCCCGAAGCTCAAGGAACAGCGTGCGCTGACCGTCGACGGCAAGCGCGTCATGGCGAACGTCTACGACGACGGCCGCACCAAGCAGGTCGAGGGCTTCGCGCCGGACCTGGAGAAGCTGCACTTTGCAAACACCGGCGGAAACACTATCGGCCAAGATCAGTTCACCGGCGAGGTGCGCAGCACGGTCAAAAACACGGTCAGCCCGGATGCGCAGCTCAGCTCCGATACTGCACGGCGCGGCCAGAACATGGCCGATGCGCGCGCGAAGGCGGACGAGCAGGCGCCGATCAGTGCCGATGCGATCCTGAACGCTGCCGCGCGCTACAACTTCGACGGCACGCTGCCGCCGATGGGCATGGGCAAGAACGCGGCTGCCGGCCGCTCGGCGATCCTGAACAAGGCGGCGGAGCTGAAATACGGAGTCGACCCCGAGCAGCAGCGCCGCGACCAGATGACGAACAAAGGGAAAGTCGCCGCTGAAAATGCTGCCGTCAAGTCGTTCTCGGACGGCCGCTTGGGCAGCACCGTGCGCTCGTTCAACGTCTCAATCTCACACCTCAACACCCTGGATGAGCTGGCCGACGCGCTGCACAACGGCGACGCTCAGGCGCTGAACCGGGCGTCGAACTACTTCAAGTCGCAGACCGGTAATCCGGCCCCGACGAACTTCGAAGCAGCAAAGAAGGTTGTCGCTGACGAGGTGGTGAAGGCCATCGTCGGCACCGGCGGCGGCGTACACGACCGCGAGGAGGCGGCGAAGGTGATTGCGGCCGCCAACAGCCCGGCTCAGCTGAAAGGCGTCATCGGCACCTACAAGGAACTGATGCGCGGCCAGTTGCACGGGCTGCAGCAGCAGTACGAAGTGAGCACTGGTCGCACGGACTTCGACAAGTTTCTTTCGCCGGCAGCGCGGGCGGTTGACAAGCAGCACGGCCCGATCAAGGACGTGAAGGACCTGCCGAAGAAGGCAGCACCGGCGACGCAAGCATACGCCGATGCCGAGAAAGAGCGGCGTTACCAAGAATGGAAACGGAGTCAAGGAAAATGACCGAACAGGAAGAATTCGAATTCCGCGCCCGCCTGGAAGCGGAGTCGGCGGCGCAAACGCCTGGACGCCTGAAGCTCGACCGTGGCACGCCGACCGGCGGCGACAGCACGACGAAGCGCGCGCTCGCCGGTGCTGGTCTCGGCGTCGCCGACCTGGGCAACACCGCGCTAAATGTGATGTCCTACCTACCAGGCAAGGCCACCGACGCGATCCGCAGCGCGCTCCCAGTCGAGCATCGCGAGCGCGTGCCGGACATTTCGCAGTGGTCGCGCACCCGTAATGCCGACTTCGAAGCTCTGACCGAGCAGAACAAGGACTCGGCCGCTTTCAACCTCGGGCGCATTGGTGGGAACATTGCGGTCACCCTGCCCGTAGGCGGCGCGGCGGCTGGCGGCATCAGGTCACTGGCCGCCCTGCCGCGCCTCGCCCCGGCGGCGCCCGCGCTTACCCGTTTGGCGACGGCGACAGCGTCGGGCGGCATGCGTACCGGCGCGAATCTGGCCGCAAACGCTTCCCGCGCCACGAAGGCGGCGAACATGGGGACGCGCCTGGCCGGCGGCACAATCGCTGGCGGGGCGTCGGCGGCGCTGGTCCACCCCGAAGATGCCGGCACCGGTGCGCTGATTGGCGCCGCCCTGCCGCCTGCCCTGGCCGGTATTGGCAAGGCCGGCCGTTACCTCGGCAACGCCGCAAAGTCGCTGGTACAGCCGCTGACAAAAACCGGCCAGGAGAACATCGCCGTCAAGATCATCCAGCAGTTTGGGGAAGGCGGCCCGCTGACGATCAATTCGTCCGAGCTGGTAGCCGGGTCGCGGCCAACGCTGGCTGAGGCAACGGGAAACGCAGGAATCGCAAGCTTGCAGCGCGCAAGTCGCGACCTGCGGCCGAACGCTTTTGTCGAGCGTGAGGGCCTAAACACTGCGGCGCGCGTCTCCGCTTTCGACGACATCGCAGGTGATGCCGCCGCCCTGCAGGCATCCAACGCCGCACGCGACGACGCGGCCGATGCGCTGTACGGCCGGGCATTCGCTGCCGATGCTATGCGCCAGGACCTGGCCACCACCGCGCAGCGTACCCGCGCGCCATTCAAGGGCGTCGGCCTATCTGGCGCCCGCGAAGACCTGGCCACGCCGGGCTTGCGTGAGCTGATGGCTCGGCCAGGCTTTAGGGCTGCCGCCGAAAGCGCAAGGCGCCTTGCCGCCGACCACGGCGTGAAACTCGACGATCCGTTGCAGTCGCTGGAAGGCCTGCACTACATCAAGCTCGCGCTCGACGATGCGCTGAACCCGGCTGCGAAGTCGGCGATGGGGCGTAACGCAAGTGCGGCCGTGATGAATATGCGCGACAAGCTGGCCGACGAACTGGCGAAAGTTTCACCTCTGTATGGGAATGCGCGGCAGACCTTCGCCGAGATGAGCCAGCCCGGCAATGCCATGGAAGCGCTGCAAGGCCTGAATCTCACCACTGCAAATGGCACCATGACGCTGAATAAGGTGACCAACGCAATCCAGAGCCTGGAAAAGTTGCGCAAAGCCCCGGGCGTCAATCCGGCCAAGTCGGTGACCGAGGAACAGTTGAAGCGGCTTCAGGCCATTCGTCTGGACCTGTTGCGCCAAGATCGTGTAAATGCTGGCAAGTCCGCTGGATCAAATACGTTCCAGAACCTTTCAACCAACAACATCATGGCGTCGCTGCTTCCTGGCGGTGCGGGGCGTGTCGCACAAAACAAGCTCGGGATGGTCGTGGGCCAGGCCGGCAAACTGATGTATAGCGGCGCGGACGATGCGATCCGCGGGCAATTGGTCGACATGATGCTGGACCCGCAGTTGGCGCGTGCCGCGCTGGCGCGCCAGGCCGCTATGGGTGGTCCAACTGCTTTGGAGCGCCTGCTGCTGAGCCCTCGGTTGAACCAGCCTCTGGCTCGTGCTGCGCCGCTGCTGGGTTCGGACCGCCCCTGAAGCCGAGCCAGAAGTTATAGACGAAAGCGAGGGCCAGCAGCGCCCAAAACTTGTACCACATCCAGTCGGTGAATTCCATCGCATCCCCAGAAGCCCGCCCCGTGCGGGCTTTTTTATTACCTGGAGCATAACATAATGCCAGTACCGTCCAATATTTCCGACTTGAGCAAGGTCGCCTCGGAGAACAGCCCAGCCGGCACCGAGCCGGTCCGGGGCACGATTGACGACTACCTCCGCGCCCACGCATCGTTCATTCGCCAACTGTTCGACCAACTGCTTGGCCCGACCGTCTCCCTGCCGTCTGCCGCGACCGTGAACATCGGCTTCCCGGCGGCGATCAACATCACGATTACCGGCACGACCACGATCACCGCGTTCGACAACACTGCAGAGGGCACCGTCCGCTGGGTGAGCTTCACCGGCGCGCTGACGCTCACGCACAGCTCTGCGATCCAGCTCCCAGGCGCTGCGAACATCGTCACCACTGCCGGCGACGTAGCTGTCTTCAAGAGCCTGGGCGCCGGCAACTGGAAGTGCATGGCGTACCAGCGCATCAGCGGCACCGGGCCGGTAGCGGCCAGCATGCTGACAGACGGCTACCTGAGCAAGGGCGACTGGAATTCGTTCAACAGCCGCCTCGCGCCGTCCGCGCTGAACAGCTACCTGCCGAAATCCGGCGGCACGATGACCGGGCCGGTGCTGTTCGCCGAAGGAAGCCAGAGCAAGCCAAGCATCGCCTTCGTCAACGACGGCGGTGACGACACGGGCTTCTACCACATCGGGGATGGTCAGATCGGCATCGTCTGCAATAACGTCCTCGTCGGCAAATTCACGTCGTACGGCCTCGAAGTCATCAACATCAGGCAGACGCAATGACGATCCGAACGACTCCGCCGATCAGCCTTTCGGACGTAATGGCCGAGCTGCGCACCAGCAACCCGGGCCGGGCCTACCCCATCAGTCTTGGCGACGCAGACGTGCGTGCCCTGGCCGGCGTACCGTCCGGGCCAATCTCGTTGAGCGACCTCTACGGCAAGAGCTCCTACTTGCCGATGACCGTCACCGCAACGGCAAGCAGCGATTTCAAGAACAGTGCGGCCTCAGCGGGCACCGTCAACGGCACGGCCGCCGCGAACGTCAGCGGCGGCAAGGGCGCGAAGCAGTACCGGTGGGTAGTGCTGAGCAACCCCGGCGGCGCTTCGATCTCGGGCACGACGTCTTCGCAACTCGGGGCCTCAAAGAGCTACGCCAGGTACTCGACAGGCTCGGCCGACGTGCAGGCCCGCTGCGACGTGACGGACGAGACCGGTGCGACAGCCTCCTCGGGCGTCGTAACCGTGTCGCTGACCTGGGCATACGACCCCTAAATACCGCCGCCTTCGGGCGGTTTTTCTTGGCCGCTCGGCCAGCACAACACCCATTCACATAATGAAAGAACAACAAATGAGCGAACCCATTTCCGGCACAGCCGCCGGCGTAGCAGGCTGGAAGATCATCGGCGGCCTCGCCGGTATGGGCGCGATAGGCGCCGGCCTGGCGGCATTCGTCGTCATGAGCATGACCCGGCCGCAATCGGACCAGGAGTGGCGCGTCGCGCTCGTGTGCACGCTGGTGGGCTCGCTCGGCGGCGGCGCCGCCCTGGTGCGCTACCTGGGCATCCAGCACTGGGTGCAGGACCCGTTCGGCATGGTGGCGATGTTGGCCGTCGTGTTCTCATGCGGGCTGCCGGCCTGGGCCCTGGTGCGCGCGCTGTTCCTGTTCTTGGAGAAGCGCAAGGGCGCCGACCTGGCCGAGATCGTGCGCGACGTGAAGGAGGTGATCTGATGCCCCCGACCGCTTTCCTCGCCATGCTGGTGCCGGCCGCCCAGGCCTGCCAGCGCGCCACCGGCATCCCAGCCAGCTTCACCCTGGCCCAGGCCGCGCTCGAATCCGGCTGGGGCGCTCGCGCGCCGGGTAACAACCTCTTCGGCATCAAGGCGGACCGCGCCTGGAAGGGGCCAGCCGTCGACGTGCACACGCATGAGGTGATCGGCGGCAAGCGCATCGCCATCGTCGACAAGTTCCGGGCCTACCCGAGCATGGGTGACAGCATCGCCGACCGCGCCGACTTCTTCCGCAGGAACCCACGCTACGCCGCCTGCTTCAAGGAGACGACCGGCGAAGGCTGGGCGCGCGCCATGGCAAAGGCTGGCTACGCGACCGATCCGAACTACGCCGAAACCCTGATAAAAGTGATGCGCGGCCGGAACATGGCGCAGTACGACCAACTGCCGGAGGTGCGCCGTGAAGCTGCTTGACGCCATCCTGGTCGGGCTGGGCCTGGCATGCACCGGAATGCTCATCTGGGCGGGCGCCACGTACCACGACCACGTGTACCAGCTCGGCTACGACGCGGCCGTTGCCGCCGGCGACGCCGCGCTCGAGCAGGCCACCGCGGCGGCCCGCCAAACCGAGTCGGACCTGCGCGCCAAGCTGCGCACGCGGGACGCCGACGCCTTCACAAAGGAGAAAGAACATGCTGCATCCCTCGAAGCTGCTCAGCGCCGCGTGCGCGCTGGTGTTGACAGCCTGCGCTGCCCAGCCTCAGGGCCAGTACCGGGCGCCGCCTCGGCCGGCGATCGACCCGCTGCCGGCGGACCTGCGCTTGACGGACCAGGACAGGAGCTTGTGCCAGAGGCTGCTGCTGACGTTCTCGGCTACGGAGCAGCAATTGCGGGACTCGTGCGGCGATACGAGCGGCTCGAGCAGCGCTTCGACAAGTGCGAAGCCCTGACGAAGGTGCCCTGATGGACTTCTACCTTGCCACCTCGCAGGGCGACGTTCACCTGTTCAGCACCGAGGAAGGGCGGATCGTGATGCCCGCACCGGCGGCGCCACCGGCCGGCGCCGATCCGGCTCCGCCAGCACCCGAGCAGTAACGCGCAGGTCGGCGCCATAGGCCATGAGGAAGACGGCCGCCGCCAGCTTGCCCCGAATGCGGGTGAGCTGGACGGCCAGGTCGACGGCGCGCGCCAGGTCGCGGTTAGGTCTTGAAGGGTCGTGAGGGGTCATGCCGCCAAGGTAGCGCCGCCGGTCGTGGCGCCGGGTGAGCCTGCTCAAAAGTGCTCGAAATGGCGAAAATCTGCTCCGCAAACGCTATTTCCGGCCTCGATTACGGGGCAAAGAATCAACTATCGGAAAGTGTTTTGCGGAGCGAAAAACCGACCGAAACCCGCATGGTTGACGCGTTTCTGTATCGGCTTAGAAGGCTGATGCTCTATCCAACTGAGCTATGGGCAGTGCGTTGATTTGTAAGACTTTCTTGCTTTATTGATCGCGGGCGCGCTCCGCAAAAAAGAATCCTGCTCCGCAAATCACTTCACAGGGGTCACGATTTTACCACGGCGCAAATAGTGCCGGCGTGTGGTTTTGACACTGTCATGGCCCAGCAGATCGCTTGCTGCTTGCTCGCCGCGGTCGTCAGAAGTGTCATCGGCCGCCTTCGCCCGCAGGTCGTAGAACCAGAATTGCTTTATGGCGTCGGCCAGGTGCGGGTATTTCGCTGCCGCCGCTTCCTTGGCCTTGGCGAAGTGGTCGCGCAGAATCTGCTTCGTCATCGGCTTGCCGTCGCGCGCCATCAGCAGCTGGCCGTGCACCGTCTTGTGCGCCGCTTTCTTCACCTGGATGCGCGCGATCAGCTCGGCGAGCTGGCCCGTGATCGCGATGCGCAACTTCTTCCCGGTCTTGCCCTGGTCGACCTCAAGCATGCCGGCGACAATATGGTCCGTCCGCGCCTTCAGCGCATCGGCTGGCCGCTGGCTGGTCAGGTAGGAGAAATCCATGGTGTCGCGCAGCGGCTCGCTCGCGCACGAGCGCACTGCATCGAACACCTGGTCCGTCACGTACACCTCGCGTTTCTTCAGCGCATGCCCCATGATGCCCGTGCAAGGGTTCTCCGCATCGGTGTAGCCCCAACCGCGGGCGTGGTTCCAGAGTGTGGAGAACAGTCGCTTGCAACGGTTCGCCGTGGTCGGTTTGTCCTTATGGTCGGTCAAGAAGTTCTTGATGTGCACCGGGCGGAGCTGGTTCAGCGGCGCCTCGGCGAACGATTTCTCTAGGTGCTTCATGTCCGAGGTGTGCGTCCGGATCGTGTTCGTCGACAGTGTCGGCAGCACCTCGCGCCGGTACCGCGCGATCACGTCGCCGAACGTCGCCTGCTCGGCGGCATCCTCCTGCTGGTACAGCTCGGCATACTTCGCCAAGGCCAGGATATAGTCATCGCCGAGCGGAATCTCCTTGCGCGGCTTGGACCCGGTGTCCAGGTAATAGAAGGTCCGACCGCTGCGCTGCACGCGCTTTCGCATGTGCGGCGGCAGGTTCGAATTCTTGCTTGGCTTCCTACCCACGTCGTGGCATCTCCCAAATCTTCGGCGGCGCCGGCGGCGCCTTTCTTCCCTCAACTGCTGCCGTTGCCACCACAGGCTTACCGGCCGCGTTCACATGGAACGGCAGGCCCATGCGGCGCAGCGCCTCAATCTGCTTCGACTTCATGCGGCGGCCGGTGAGCTCCGCCAGGTCGTCGGCTGTCAAAAAGACCCCCATCGTATCGCCCTCCTTCTACTTCGTGTTCTCGTAGTGCCTGCCCAGCTTCCCGAGCTGGTCGTGGTCCATGGTCTCGCCGGCCGGCTGTGCGCGCTCGGCTTGGGTGCCTTGGGCGTCAGCAACGACGGAGCGGGCAGCATCGACCGCATTTTGCTGCTCCCTGATGGAGAGCGCGGTCAGCGCCATGGCTTGGTAGATCGAGGTGCCCGAAGCCTCCGGCTCTGCCCGAGATTCAGCGCGGGCAAGTGCGGCGTCCCAGATGTATTTCGCGGTCGAGTAATGGATGTGCGAGAGGTAGCCCGTCATCTGGTCGCCGTCCATGTGGCTGTACCAGAACGCGTTAAACGTGACATCTTCTGCCCAACCTGGCCCGCCCACGATCTGCGACGGCGCGGCTGTGGCCGGTGCTGGCTTGAGGTTATCGCTCATACTTTCCTTTCTCGCCGCTCTCACGCGGCACGCAAATTGGTTTTCCACTCGGGACTGCTGGCCCGCCCCAGCGCTGGCAGTGGTGGGTCCACTCGGCGGTGTTCGGGCTCGGGAACGCCAGAGCGAAGAACACGACGGCGCCTAGGTAGATCGCGCAGCCGGCCGCGACACCGAAGATGCAGCGCTTCTCGCCGGGGGTCATGGGTTGCCTTTCTGCGCGCCGACCTGCTGGTCGGCCATGGCACGGTCGATGGCGTCATCGAATTTCACACCTTCGTAGACTTGGCCGGTTCCCCAATTCCCAACGGCGAGGGCATCAAGGTCCGCATGGCGCAACCAGCGATACCGCGCCGCGTCAAGCGCGTCCCCTTCCGCAGCGCGGGCAGTGGCGCCTTCCTTGCGGAGCAGCCGGACCACGGCGTCGAGCACATCGCTTACGTTGTCGGCACTGGTGCGGCTGTGCGCCTTCACGTCCAATTCTGCGTAGACCGCGCGACCGTCGAACAGCACGGCGGGCAGCTCTGCCGGTTCCGCTGGGCGCTCGGGAGTGGCGGCGCAGGCGTGGACTTCGCTCTCGATGGCGCGGGCAAACTTGACGAGTTCGTCGCAGTCGTACCGCTCGGTAACTGTCATCTTCTGGCCCTGGTCGGCGCGGAACTTGGCGTTCTCGAACGCCTGAATGCGCAAGGCGTAACCGATCTGCTCGATACGGCGCTTGGTCAGCGGCTCGGCTTGCGGTGCCGCTTCTACCCCCGAGCCGCTCAGCGCGTGCGGCACGTCGCGCCTGTACTTCGGGAACAGTCGCGGCGGCCGCGTCGAGTGATTGCAGCATGTCGGGCGTTACTCGCGGTGCCGCTTCTACCTGGGCGGCGAGGGCCGCCTTCAATACTGCGCGTGCATCGCAGCGGTATTCGTCGCCATAGATGTTCCAGTTGTCATCTGGATGAATGCCGCAGGCTTGCGCAGCCAAGTCGGACATCTTGCGCGCTGCGGCAACGATTTGCGCCTCGTTCGGTTCGGCGCTCGCGCCTTGGTTATCGGTGGTGGTCATGGTTCAGTCCTCGTCTTTAAATTCACCGCACACATGCTCGCGCGGCGTCATGATGTGGCCGGCGCCAGGCGCCAGGCTGCTGCCTTCGATGCCGAGCATGGCGAAGCGTTCGATGCCGGTGCTGGGCTCAGTGCGGATGCATTCGCCGACCAGCGAGTTATGCCACCGCCACCAGTCACAGCCTGCGCAGCACGGGCCGTGCGCCTTGTAGAAGGCGTCGACAATCGCCTGCGTGCGCTCTTGCCTCGACAGGCTCACTTGCCCTCTCCCTGGCTGGTAGGAGATGCCAGACCGCGCCACGCGGATTCGATCCCTTCGTCCTTGCCTTCGGGGATGAGGCGGGTGGCCGGTTTGCCGCAAAAAGGGCAGTAGCTCACATTGCAGCCGACTTCTTTGCCGCGCTCGCTGGTATAGCCCTTCTTGCTTCCCTTGACTCGGAAGGGGATCTGCAAAACCGACTCCAGCCCGGTGTCGGTAATAACGAATGCCGTTCCCTGAATCGTGGCTCGGGCATCGTCCCCGGCCCTGGATCGCATGAAGTCGGACATCTTCCCTTCGAGGCGTTGAACGCAGCCGCAGTTCTTCATGCCTGCTCTCCTTGCGCACCACCATGTGCGGTAGTGCGAGACTTGAGGGCGGCGTCGATAATCGCGTCCAACTGCTCAGCCGTTGTGTCGATCTGGTTGCCCCACCACGTAGCATCGTAGTTATTCGGGTCACGAATCCAGCGATAGCGCGCAGCATCGCGCGCCAGATCGTCTGCCGCTACAGGATGGGCTGTAGCTGCGGCATCCAGTTCGTCCAGCGCGTCGATCACGGAGTCGAAGACGACCTGTGCGGTCTCCGGGTACTGGCTGATGGTGTACGACGCCTCGCGCATTTCCTCCAGCCGTGCGCGCCACCCTTCCGGCACTACGCCTGCGCCCACAGCACGCGCGAAGCGCAGATACTTGTCCTTAGTCTCTTCGGTTTGCTTGTGAGGCTTGAAGTCAAAAATCTCGGCAGCGATGGAAATGACATCTCGCTGCGCTGCACCCTGGCCCTGCTCGACAGGTGCGGCGAACACGATGCGGCGATGCTCTGGCGTGAAGGTGTGGTAGGCGTCCTGCGACGCATCGCGCCACGCAGAAGTGCCAGCCTCGCCGGGCATCTGCACCTGATAGATCGGCGCAGCTTGAGAGGCAGATACTGCTGCGAGAGCTTCGGCCGCAATCGCGACCGCGAATTCCTTGTCCCTGGTGCGGTAGCCGGCGTCCAGATCGCGTTTGAACGTGTCATGGATGAACTGCAACGCTTCCCGCTCCCCGCCCGATACCGGCGCAGCTTGAGAAGCAGATACTGCTGCGCGGAGGTTGTGGACTCCGGTCTCCAAGTCGGAGCGCGACATGTTCGCCACAGCCCACACGTCACGCAAGCACGGCACATCGCCCGATACCGACGCTGCGGCGCGCTGGAGCTTCTCGATGTCGTACTTTGCGCAGACGAAAGCCTGCTCGGCGGCATGCGTGCGATCCATCCAGTAGCGAACCTGCGAATTTGCATCAGTAGGCGCTGCGGCGCGCTCGATGCGGGCGATCAGGTCGAGAACAACGGGAGGCGATGCGGCGGCAATGAACTCAGCAGCAGCCTCGTCCGTGATGCCGTCGGCGATTGCATACGTGCTGCACCAACTGTTATACAAGCCTGTGTACGCCAGTGCCCGCGCCTTGATCTGTTGCAGGTCTGCCGGCAGGGCGGCACCAGGGGTGGCGGCAGGCGCGTTGTCGGCGCTGAGTAGCATCAGGATTGCCGCTTTCGGCCCGGCCGCGACGACCGTGTCGCTGTCCAGGTCCAGCAGCATGCCGGCGGCGATCGACTGTTGCTCGAGCGCGGCGATGGCGGCGGCGCGCAGGTCAGCGGCGCGGCGGCCGCGTTCGGCGGTAAATTTCTGATGGTCGTGCATTGTCTCTCCCCTATTCTTAGAAAAATCCGACCAGCTGGTCCATGACGGCATCCAGGTCATCGCGGCTGTAGTTCGTCAAAATGTGCTTCAGGATCACGTTCACGGTGGCGTTGTAGAGGTCGTCGAACTCGGCCTGATCCATGTTGGCGAAGCTGATCGACTTGGCCGTGACGCGGGTTTCGCCGCGGAGATTTACGGCCATCTCGTAAAACCCGGCCAGGCACACGATGTCGTTGCGGAACTGGTCGAAGTTCTTGCCGACGACGCGGCCCTTGTAGGTCGACTCAGCCGGCTCCCAGGCGTCGTAGGCCAGGTTCAGCAGCGCGAAGAACTTGCGGTGGAACTTCGGGTTGCGCTGCAGCTTCACCGTTGCGCGCACCGCGGCGCCGGTCTTCAGCTTGGCGATATACTCGGCCGCCTGCGGGTCGACGGGAACCAGCACGCCGCCGGCGGCTTTGGTCAAGACGAGTTCTTTCATGCCGTGACCTCCTGGCGCACCGCCACGAAGTCCACGCAGATCAGGCGCTCGATCACCGCGCGCGGCGACATGTCGAAGGCCTCGACCAGCGCGTCGACGATCTGGACGTCCGATGGCGCGGCGTCGAAGGCATCGGCCAGGTCCACTAGCTGCCCGTGTTCGATGTCGAGGATCATGCGGCCTCCAGTGCTGGTGCGCCGGCACGCAGGATTGCGACGTTCGCCGCGACCAGGCTGTCGAATTTGGCCAGCTGGACGACCATGGCGTCGATAAAGGCGTCGTCGCGGTGCACGCGCTTGACGAACAGATCCTTGCCGACAGCGGCCAGGTCGGGCACGTACATGATGAAGTCGCACCAGCGGCGGCCGGTGATCCACAGGCCACCCTGCATCTGGTGGTCGTACTCGCTCGTGTCGCCCGTCGCCAGGATGTGCAGGATTTTCGCGCTGTCGATGGGTGACTTGATCTCGATCAGCCCGTCGTCGTCGACCAGGCCGTCGGTGCTGTAGCCGAAGATACCGTCGTCGGTCACGCAGATGCCGGCCTCGGTCACGAAGGAGCCGGTGCGCGCCTCGTAATGCATGCGGGCTGCGGCTTCCATGGCGTGGCCGCGCTCGAGCACCCAGGCCTTCGGCGGCTCGCCGTGCATCTGACCGCTGATGCGCTCGATGGCCAGGTCGGCGGCGTAGCGCTCGGCTACCGCCGTCGGATCGCCGACATCACGCGCGCCAGACTTGCGCGAGCAGCGGCTGATGGCGTCGGCGAAGCAGCTGGCGGTGATCTTGCCGCAGCGGGCGGCGTGCCACTCGGGGGTGCCCTGTGGGCATTCGATGAATTTCATGCTTCGGCTCCTGCAGTACGTTGGTAATCGGCTTCCTCAGGCGACATGGCCGGCGCCGCCGGTTCCATTTCGACGGTGCGCGCCTCGTCGGCAGCCTTCATGCGGGCGCGGTGGCCGGCGATGGCCTCCTTCAGCTTGGCGTGGTCGGCCGGCTGCTTGGCGAACGTGCCGTTGTTCTCGCGCCAGAACTTGAGCGCGTCGGCATCGGTCGTCGTGCGGAGCGCGGCGGCGATCACCGGTGCCACGTCGACCAAGCCTTCGGGCCGCGCGTTGATGTCTACCAACCCCTCCCCGCCGTCGGTGTTCAGGTGGTGGATCGCCGTTTCCAGGCGCTCAGTCTTCGGCCAGTATTTGTAGGCCTGCTTCACGCACGTCTTCTTGATCATCTCGCCCGCGTCGGTCACCCATGGGCAGGATTTGATCTTCTTGGCGACGTAGGACTTCCAGGCCTCGGACCGGTCGCGGATGTCGTAGACGTCGCCGATTTCCATCGTGTGCGTCAGGTAGTCGCCGTCGGCGGTCTTGACGACGACGTACACGCCGATGATCTCGCCGCGATCCTTCGAGAACGGATTGAACGTGTGGGTCGGCGGCTCATCGAACCGGCCACGCGAGAAACCGTCGTTGGCGCGCACCAGCTCGGCCTGCGCCCACTTGATCGAGCCGGTCGCCATGGCCAGGTCCATCAGGCCCATATAGCTGATGTCGAGGCAGATGGCCTGCTGCTGACCGACGCGGCGCGGCACCAGGTACGCCTGTTTCTTCGCCGGATTCAGGCTGATGCCGATGGCGGCGATGTTCTTGACCGCGTTGATCACCGACGCGCGGTTGCTGGTGGCGACGCTCAGGGCGAAGTCGTTGGCGCCCAGGATCTGGACGGCGAACCCGGCTTCCTGCTCGAACTTGATCGAGCGGTCGGACAACAACGTCATGAAGTCGTCCTTGATGGCGTTGATCTCGCCGGTGATCAGGGTCAATGCGTTGCTCATTTCAGAAACCTCGGATATAGGTGCGCACTGCGCGGGTCATTGCCTTGCGCGGGCCGAAGCCGGCGCGCAGGGACAGGCGGTACTGCTGCTGAATGAAGCGGATCATTGGTTGCTCCCTTCGTCTTCTGCCGCGACCAACTCCATGCCACGGCTTTCGTCTTCTTGCTGCGCTACCTCGCAGTACGCGAAGTAGCCCCAATCGCTGTCGGTGGCAACGTGGCGCACGCGGAAAGCGCGCACGTCGCCGCGATGCTCTTCACACGCAGCATCACACTGTCCGGCTGCCGCCTTTTCGACGGTCTGCGCCTTGAATTGATCGAGCTCTGGACGCCTCATGGTCACCAGCCCTCCACTTCGCGGCGGCGCTGCATCAGGCGCACCTGCTTGCGGTACTCGCGGGCGCCGGCGTTGCGCAGGGCCTCGGCGGTCACCAGCAGGCGGTAGGCTTCGTCTTCCGAGCGCTTGAAACGCCATGCGTTCAGGGTCAGGGCCAGCGGCTTGAGCAGCTTGCGCACCCAGCGGCGCGGGATGCGGTAGAGGGTCAAGGCGGTCATGCGTTCCACTCCTTGCGCGGGAGCAGGCGTGCGGTCATGGTGTCCGTGTTGACCTCGATGCAGCCGTAATCGCCGAACTCGAAGTATTCGCGGCTAAAGTCCTCGCGGGCCTTTTCCATGCGCGGGGTGATATCGTCTTCGTCATTTGGGTACGGATGCTTGGCGTCGACGATCTCGTAGATCGCGTCTGGGTCCTTGAACTGGATTTTCACTTTCATCCCTGCTCTCCTTGTCGTTGTGTTGTGTCCTACAGCAGAACACCCCGGTTTCCCCCGAAACACTGGTTGAATGAATGTCCAGTTGAGGCGCTCTGCTGTAGTGGCTGGTTACGCCAGCCAGGCGGTGCGGATCAGGGCGGTGAAGCTGCCTGTCCGTGCCGGTAGATCAGCCAGCGCTCGACCGATGCACTCGGTGCGTGCTGGCAAGCGGTGCTGGCCCAGGTGTCGAGGGCGGTGCGCTGCTCGGCCACGTCGCAGTGCGCGCAATCGAGGTAGCCGTCCAGCTCCTTCGACAGGCTTCCGGTGTCGTTGCAGTGGGTGCAGTTCATGCCGCCTCCCTCGCCCACTTCATGCGCTCGTACTGCGCCTCCATGGCCGACTGGATGCGAACTTCGCGCACGCTCGGCAGCTTGTCGTTGCACCAGTTGCTGAGGCGGTCCAGGAACTCGACCGGCACCAGCTCAAAAAGGCTGACGTTTGTGCCGGCCAGGGCGATATCGTTGACCTCGTAGCCGTCCTCGTCGAACGTCCCGTACAGGTCCAGCTTCACGCCTTCGTGGATGTAGGAAGTCAGCAGGCGCAGGGTGCGCGAGACTTTTGGCTGTTGGTGGGGTGCTGGTCGCATTGGTTTCTCCAGTTCGTCAGCTCAGGTGCTGAGCTCGTTTCGTTGGAGATAGTATCGGCGTTCCGATATTCCCTGTCAATAGGTGTTCCGATATTTCTTCAAGAAAATTGCTACGCTACCTCAGCCCGGATGGTCCAGGCGAAAAATGCCCCGGCTGGCGCGGCGTGGGGCGGGACGAAAAAAAGCCCGCTCGAGGCGGGCTGTACGGGTGCGAACCGTCTTAATTGCTTTGCTTCGCCGGCGGCGGGGCCGGCTGGCGCTAGGGCGCGGAGAAGCGGTGCGGTGTGCGTCAAGTATTGCGCAACGGCGAGCTGTTGTAAACGGTAGGGATCGGGTGTAGAGTTTGGGCAGCGGGTCGGCCGTAACCGACCCGCGTACTCAGGTCACAACAGGCCAATGTCGTGGAGGGTCCGCAGTAACAGGGCAATCGCCCCAATTACTTTGGCCACGTCACCAAGCCAGCTCACCTTTGCAAGGCGCTTCTTCATGGTTGCTCCATGAATAGGCAGTCTCGCAGCGCTGCTCGACCGCACGTTAAGGGGTCGCGCTTTGGGCAGTTACTAAGGTCGTCGAGATTTGCTCACCCGCGACGGTGAGACCTCGAGGCTCATTGGCTGCCCTGTCGACGCAGTTGCCACTGCGCCGGGGTTGAAATGGCAGGTCAGTTCCAGCTGTCGCGAGCCGGATTATTGCCTGGGCATTTCTTCCCTACTCCGTACTCCCCGCGCCACCATGGGCGGGGATTATTTTTTCCTTTTACGCTTAGACGAGCTGCATGCGAATTCGAGAGTGCTTTCACCAAGAGTCCCGGGAATCACTTCTGAAAATCCGATATTTTTCCTCGAATAGGTATTAGAGTTCACACTATCACCTTGCCCGTAGTCAGCAGAGTAAAACGCATCCTGAAGAACACCCAATGTACGCTCCGAGCAGTTAAAAACATACAACTGTATACTCGATTGATAGCTAAAAGGCGGATATCCGCGCGATTTTTGTACCTCTGAGTATGAATGGCGTACCCACCCTTTAATCAGGCCAGGCCCCGCCGGCGCGATCGAATCTGCGTCAAAATGAACATCTATCCCGTCCGCGCCAACAAGCGGCCACCAATTCGCTGCTTGTGCAGAGCTAGCGACGAGGATCGATGCAAATAGAACAAAAGTAGCGGACTTCATAAACTAGTAATTAAGTGCAATTATAGAAAATATCCTCAAAGCCTTCCGGTCAAAACCCGTGTCGGCTGAATAACCACGCGCCCCACGATACTGCATTGTCCGCTTTTTACATTTACAGGCTTATGGTCTGAATTAAGCGAATGCAAATACCATTGCCCGCCTTTATAGAGCAGTTGCTTTACGCAAGCGTCGCCGTCGAAATTAACCGCATACACCTCACGGCTAATTGGCTTCGTGTCGGACTTATCAATAATTACTACGTCGTCCTCAAACAGCATCGGTTCCATACTCGTGCCGCGAACCCGAACAGCGAACAGATTCGCGGCCTTTAACCCTAGTGTGGTAAGCAGCTCGCGCGGCACTACCTCATGGCCATCGCCATTCATGTCCGGCTCGGTATCGTAGTTCGCTACTCCGGCGCGTAGGCGCAGTTTCACACGTGGAATTTCCACAGTATCGCTGCGCTCGCCAGCCAGGACCGGCCGAGCGTCCGCCAGCTGGCTGGGCTGCTCGACAAACGGCGAGTCAGGTGCTGAAACCACATGCAACTCTGGAGCCGTCGCTCCCTTCCCCGTTTCGAGCCACAAGGCACTTACCCCTAGGGCTGCCGCGAACGACGCGATCATGGTTGTTCCTTGCGACTCACCGGTCTCTAGCTCGGACAGCGATGCCTGAGCCAGCCCGACCTTCTTGGCGAGTTCCTTTTGCGTCATCTTCGCAGCACGACGCGCTTCTCTGATTCTTGATCCTATCGACATACCGATATTATCCTGCGGCACTAGATCGGAATACCGATTGACAGATAAAATCGGAGTTCCTATACTGTCGGTCATGAACATTCCTTTCATCCTTTCCGAGCTCCAGCGAGCTGGACTCACACAGACCCAGATTGCGAACGCTATCGGCCTGAAGCAGCCGACCGTGAGCGAGATGGCCTCCGGCAAAGCCGGGACAAAGCGTCCCTCCTACCAGGTCATCAGCGGCTTGGAGCGACTGGCGACCGAACACCACGTGGCCACGGAGCCTCCATCCTGATCCGGCGGCTTTTCGTTTGCCCGAAAAGTTGCCTGTAGTCCATTTACCAGCAGTACCCGAAGTATCGAAGCGCCCCTATACGAATCACCCACCCGGAGAAACACATGGCACCACGCAACATCGAAGTGAAAGCCCTGCTCGACGCCGACGAGTTCACCGCTTACCAGGCCGAAGCAAAAGCAGCACGAGTAGAAACCAGCCCCCTGATCCGGGCCTTCCTGAACAGCTGGACCGCCGAGCAGAAGAATAAGCGAGCTCAGCAGCAGAGGGAATGGCCAGCATATGGCCAGCACATGGCCATGTCGCTCCCAGGCCGCGCCGCACGTCCGATCGTGCGCATGCGTCTTTGAGGCCGGCAGCCAGTGGGAAATCCAACAGATAACACCGAGGACCACATGACAGCCCCACGCAACATCAAGCCATCCGACTGCAGCAAGATCGAGCTCCAGGCTCGCATCTGGCGCGCCGTCGACAAGGAGGCCATTGCCCACCGCGGCGATCCCATCAAGCAAGAAGCCGAGCGCCAGGCCCGCCGCCAGCTCCGCAGCGTCATCGACAACGCCAAGAGCGCGCAGCCATGACGACCAACATCCTTTCCCCGAAATGGGAGGGCGACACCGCCGCTCCCATCGACCCCACTACCCTCCGCATCATGGCCGTCCAGGCGCCGGTATTCGGCGAATGCGACGGCTGCCTGTTCCAGGGCCAGCGCTCGAGCGTCTGCTTCCGCGCCGCTGCCATCGCTGTCGCCGCCGGCGATCCTGACTGCGACCAGGTGCTCACCGCGCCGAAGCGCACCGTCATCTACGTGCTCGACAAGTCCGACCCGCGCCAGATGCCGCTGATCGAGAAGGGGCACTGACGTGGCAGGCGAATGGATCAAAATGCGCACCAACCTGTGGGACGATCCGCGCGTCTCGCAGCTGTGCGACCTCACCGACCAACACGAAGCCGCCGTCATTGGCGGCCTGTACTGGCTGTGGGCTACCGCCGACGAACACTCGTCCGACGGCCTGCTGCACGGCATGACCCTCCGCGCAATCGACCGCAAGACTGGCATTACCGGCCTCGGTAACGCCTTGGTAACGGTCGGCTGGCTCAGCGATAACGGTGACAGCGTTACCGTCTCCCGCTTCGACGAGCACAACGGCGCCTCGGCCAAGCAGCGCGCGCAGACCGCAAAGCGTGTTGCTAATCACAAAGGTAACGCAAAGGTAACGCAGTCAGCGTTACCAAAATCGGATGACGCCGTTACCGGTGCGTTACCTAGAGAAGATAAGAGAAGAGAAGAACAAACCCCTACTTCGATACACAGCGCAGCTACTCAACCGGAGTTGGGCGTGGACGGGCACGGCGCGCGCGCTGACCTGCCGACCGCCGTTCAGCTGAGCATCGCCTTCAACGCTGCTGGCATCAAAACGCAACCTGCAGACCCTCGCCTGATCGCTCTGGCCGACCAAGGCGTGACCGTGCAGACCGTCGAGGCGGCGTGCATCGAGGCCAAGGCCGCGAAGCCGGGCGAGAGCATCGGCCTGGGCTACGTGGCCGCGATCCTGACCCGCTGGGCTGCCGACGCTTCGAAGATCGACGCCGGCCGCGCAGTACCGCCGACCGAGCGCCGCGCCGCACCCCGCCCTGCCGCCGTCAACGAAAAGTTCAACTTCTCGCACCTGGACCGCTCCGGCGACCGGGCCGCGATGGAAGCCAGCATGCAACGCCACGGCATCACCGTGCCTGGCCCTGACGAGGACATCGAGATATGACCGACGACACCCTGCAACCCGTTGGCGGCCTGGTGGCCGGCTTCGGCGCCCGCCTGGCGATGCTGGCCGGCGAATGCCCGCAGCACGGCCCCGCCGAAGTCCTGACCCGCGTCGGCGCCGCCTGGCACTGCCCGCGCTGCCTCGAGGCGACGATGGCCCGCGACACGCACGAACGCTGGATGGCCGCCCGCACCGCCGACCTGATGCGCGCTGCCACGATCCCGGCCAAGTACGTCGGCCAGCGCTTCGCCGCCGGCACCGAGGAACAGCGCGCCGTCCTGCGCACCGTGCAGCTGTACCGCGACTTCATCCTGCGCGAACCCGCCTGGGCCGCGCTGGTGATGATCGGGACCACCGGCACCGGGAAAACGCTGCTGGCCTGCCAGCTCGCGCAATCCCTGATGGCGAAGGCCTCGCGCTCGATCCGCTACATCACCGCCGCCGGCATGATCAGCGAAATCCAGGCCACCTACGGCCGCGAGGGCAAGAGCGAGGAAGCCGAGATCATGCGGTTCGCGCAGTACGACGTGCTGATCCTCGACGAGATCGACGCCATCCGCAGCACGGACAACGCCAACCTGCTGCTGACCGAGATCATCAACCGCCGCTACAACGAGGCCAAGCCGGTCATCGTCATCAGCAACCAGCCGTTCGACAACCTGGCGAAATTCGTCGGCGAGCGCGTGCACAGCCGCCTCTACGAAAACGCTTTCGTGTGCGACTGCAGCTGGGGCGACTTCCGCCGCAACGGCGCCGTGCCTGGCCTGCGGGTGGTGCGATGAGCCGCGACCGCCAGCCCTGCGCCATGTGCGCCCGCTTCCAGGTCACCGGCCACGAGCAGCAGGCCTCCATGGGCCTCGGCTTCTGCACCGGCTACGAGGTCTACGTCCGCGCCGACAACCCGCCGACCGTGCTGTTCAAGCCGACGCCGGCCGGGCAGATCGGCGAGCGGCAGGCGTTTTTGGCGAAGAACACGAAGGAAATGGCATGACCGCCTACTACAACGAAATCGACCCATATGCAGCCGAGAGGCTGCGCAACCTGATCGCGGCCGGCCACATCGCCCCCGGCGTGGTCGACACCAGGAGCATCGAAGATGTACACCCCGCCGACCTGCAGGACTTCACCCAATGCCACTTCTTCGCCGGCATCGGCGTCTGGAGCCTGGCACTTCGCCGCGCCGGCTGGCCAGACGATCGACCTGTTTGGACTGGTTCCTGTCCCTGCCAACCTTTCAGCGCGGCAGGCCAAGGAGCTGGGTTTGCTGACGAGCGGCACCTATGGCCGGCCTTCCACCACCTCATCCGCCAGCGCAGGCCTGCAATCGTCCTTGGAGAGCAGGTTGCGAGCAAAGACGCAGACCCTTGGATCGACCTTGTACAAGATGACCTGGAAGGCGTGGGATACCGGGTCGGGGCGGTCCCGTTCCCGTCTGCGGGCGTCGGTGCTCCGCACATCCGCGACCGGCTCTACTGGGTGGGTTGCGCTCCCAACGCCGACAGCCAGGGACTATCGCGGCAGGTATGGAGCGGAGCTGCTGGCGCGCAGGATGTCACATCCGCGTGGCGTTCCATTGAGCGAATTCATGCAACGGGCGTTTGGCCGACCTGGCTATCTGAATCCGGAACTCCCGCGCTTGTTGATGGTGCTACCGCCCGAGTGGGACGCCTGCGCGCCTACGGCAACGCGATCAACGCCGAAGCGGCGCGTGTCTTCATCGAAGCCGTGATGGAGACAGCATGATCCGCCCCCCCATCGCCCGCACCGGCACCCTGAAGCCCGCGCGCACCCGGCGCTGCGCCGTCAAGGGCTGCGCCAACCGCTTCCAGCCGCGGAACATGATGCACAAGGTCTGCGGGCCGGACTGCGGCGCCGTGTTCGCCGCGGCCGAGCGCAAGCGCCTGGACGCGAAGCAGACCCGCGAGCGGCGCCAGGCCGTGAAGACGCGGGGCGACCACATCGCCGACACGCAGGTGGCGTTTAACGCCCTGGTGCGCTACCGCGACCGCAACGAGGCCTGCATCAGCTGCCCCACGGTGCTGGCTACGCTGGCTGACCAGCCTGGCGGTGGCTACGACTGCGGCCACTACCGGAGCCGAGGCAGCGCGCCGCACCTGCGCTTCGACCTGCGCAACGCACATGGCCAGTGCAAGAAGTGCAACCGCTACCGCGCCGGCAACGCAGCCGACTACCGCCTCGGTCTGATCGCGCGCATCGGCCTGGAGACCGTCGAAGCCCTCGAATGCGACCAGGCCGGCGGCGGCTGGACCATACCCGAACTGCTGGCGATGAAGGCGGACTTCCGCGCCCAGCTCAAGAAACTGAAGGAGACAACGTAATGCCCCGTGGACCGAACTATCAGAAAGAGCGCGGCGAGCGCCAGATGCAGCGCGTGCTGGAGGAGCTAGCAACAGGCCCGAAAGACCTGTACGAGCTGGCCGACGCCTTGCACTTGGCGCGTTCGAACGTCGGCGTTGCCATTCGGCGGCTACAGAAGCGGCCAAACCGCCGCGTCTACCTCGCCGGCTACGACCTGAACTCCGGTCGACCGCGTCACATCTACGCCCTGGGCGGCGGCCAGGACGTCACCGTGAGCAGCTTCCAGATGGACCGCATCTACGAGGCGATGAAAGGCGAGGCCCGGCCTTGGAGCATGGAGCGCGCCGCCCTGATGACGCCGATGAACTACGCCAGCGTGCGGAGTTACATGCGCGGCTTGAAGAAAGCAGGCCGCGTGCACATCGCAGCCTGGGCCTGGTCCGACCGCACCGCATACCCGCTCTACCTGACCGGCAAGGGCCACGACGTCCCGCGCCCGAAGGAGAAGCCGCAGCCGGCGCGCGTCAGCCGCCAGCCCGCCAGCATTTTCGCAGCCTTGGGAATCGGACCATGACACAAACCATCGAACGCCGCGAGCAGATCACCCTGAAGTGGCGCCCGGCCGGCACTCCGGCGCGCCGCATCGACGACTTCGCCGAGCTGCCATTCGTTCCGCCGGCGCCGCCCGCCCCTGCCCCGGAGCCGGACACGCGCGACATCGGCCTGCGCCTGGAGAACTGGGCCAGGTGGGCCACCGAGTCGACGCGCACCATCGGCGTCAGCGGCACCGCCAAGATGCTCGACCGCGCCAAGCGTGAAGCCGGCATCGTCGAAGGGCACAGCAACGAGCGCCGCCAGGTGGACGAAGCCGACGCGCTGCGCATCGAGCGCGCCATGCCCATGCTCGATACCCGCAACCGGATGCTGCTGTACTGGTGCTACATCCGTCAGGCCCAGCCCGACGTGGTCTGCAGGAAGATGAGCATCGCGCACAAGCCGGCGTCCGTCTTCGTGGAGCAATTCCGGGCCGCGCAGCACGCGGTAGAATGCCTGCTGCACAATGAAAGGAAGCAGGCATGAGCCAGTGGGAACCGGATGATGACGACCTCGTGGACGAGCTGCCGGCGCCGCCGCGCAAGAGCATCCCCAAGGCCGACCGCGAGCTGCTGAAACTGGCTGCGCGTGCACTCGGCGCCGTGCGCGTGGAGGACGTCGACGGCGAACAGTGGCTGATCCTGCACTTCGCGGACGGCACCAAGGTGCACGGCTGGAACCCGCTGCTGTTCCACGCCGATACGTTCGAGCTGGCTGTGAAGCTGGAGTTGGACGTGCTCACTGCGGGTGCTAGGATAGGCAATGAGATCGCGGCAATGGTGCAAGACGGCCACGCAACGATTTGTGAGGTCGAGGCGCGTGCGCATGATCCTGCGGCCGCCACTGCCCGCGCCGTGGTCCGCGCCGCCGCCGAGATCGCCAAACAGCGTGCCTGAATGAAATCTCTTGACAGTCGGCAATCTCAACAGTAAATTCTGTTCAACAACTTAATTCCGTCCAGAAATTCGACGAGCGATTCCACCAAGGATGACGCTCGTCTGTACAGGACGCCGAAGCCCGCCATTGAGCGGGCTTTTTTCGTTTCCGGTGGTGCTCGCGCGCGTGAGGGTGGAAATAACCCGGAAGCCGCCCCGGTAACGAGAGCGGCACATCCAAGGAATGCCATGAACGACCACGCAATCGAGCAGGAAATCCAGGCCAAGGGCAAGACCGCGCCGCGCGTTACGCCGAGCGACATCGAGGCGAACATCGCAGGTGAGTACTACTTCACCGCCGGCGAGGCGTGCCCGCGCACCACGCCCGAGCACTTCCGGGCCATGGACCTGCTCACCTTCTGCGTGCTAGTCCTGCGCAACGGGTTCACCGTCACCGGCGAAGCGGCCTGCGCAAGCCCGGAAAACTTCGACGCCGAGATCGGTCGCAAGATCGCGCGCCAGAACGCTGTGCAGAAGATCTGGCCGCTGATGGGCTACGAGCTGAAGCAGCGCCTGCACGCCGCAGCGTAATACCACATCTGCCCGGTAACCCCGGGAGCCACACGTAAGCCAGGCCGAGTGCCGAGGCTTCCGTGTGGTGAACGCACGACCAACCTCCCCGCGCCCGAGTGGCGCCCCATGCGTTGCGTCTCACCACTCCCCCTGTCTCCTGGGTTTGCCTTGAACGCAGACCCTTCGCCCGGCTAGCCCGGGCTTTTTTTATTCCACCACCATGAGCGACGACACCAAAGCAGCGATCTACGGTCTGATCGACCCGCGCAGCGGCATGATCCGCTACATCGGCAAGGCCAACAACCCGGCGAAGCGTTTCGCCAGCCATGTCCGTGACAGCATCCGTCGCAACACGCCGGTCTACGCGTGGTTCCGCAAGCTGGCAGGCCTTGGTATGCAGCCAGAAATGTTGGTGCTCTCGGAGTGCGAGGACTGGCAGGCCGAAGAGCGCCGCCTGATCTCATCCGCGCGCGCACGGGGCTACGACCTGCTGAACGTTGCCGAGGGTGGCGACGAGCCGCACTGCCCGCGTGACGTGCGCGTGAAGAACGGTTTCAAGAACGCTAAGGAGCGCGAAGCCGACCCGGCCAAAATGACGATCCACCGCTTCATGAAGCGAGCCGGCCACATGCTTAAGCATTTCCAAAGCGCCGGGAAGACGGAGCACGTCCAGAAGCTCACGAAGGCTCTGGCCATCCTGAAGGATCGAGCCAAGCGCAATCCAGACCTGCTCTACCGCCAGATCATCGAGCGGGGAATCCGCCTATGAGCCGCCCATCCGATTACTCCCCAGAATTCTGTGACCAAGTGATCGAGTGGGGCAAGGCAGGCAAATCGAAGGCGTGGATGGCGGCAAATCTCGGGGTCGCACGCCAGACGTTGGACAACTGGTGTCAGTCGCATCCGGAGTTTTTGGACGCCATTACGCGAGCGATGGACCTGTCGCAGGCATGGTGGGAAGACTTGGGCCAATCGCACATCGTCAGCGTACAGGGCCAATCCCTCAATGCTGGCGTCTACAGCCGTTCGATGGCAGCACGCTTCCCGAGCGACTGGCGCGAGAAGACCGCAACCGAGATATCGAACCCGGACGGTTCCGGCCTGTTCACCGGGATCAAGGTCGAGTTCGTGAAGCCCAATGGAAACAGCTAAGTTCCCCGACAAACTGCAATGCCTGTTCGAGCCGGCGCCCTACAAGGTTGTGCACGGCGGCCGCGGCTCTGGCAAGAGCTGGGGCTTCGCCCGCGCGTTGCTGATCCTGGGCGCCCAGCGGCCCCTGCGAATCCTGTGCGCGCGAGAGGTGCAGAAGTCCATCGAGGATTCGGTGCACACGCTGCTGAAGGACCAGATCGCCGAGCTTGGCCTGTCTGAGTTTTACGAGGTGCTCGCCTATGAAATCCGGGGTAAGAACGGCACAACGTTCGCCTATTCGGGTCTGGCGCAGCACACCGTGACCACGATCAAGTCGTTTGAGGGCGTGGACATTTGCTGGGTCGAGGAAGCGCAAGCGGTCAGCAAGAAGTCCTGGGACGTCCTGCGCCCGACCATCCGCAAGCCGGGCTCGGAAATCTGGATCACGTTCAACCCTGAGCTCGAAACCGACGTCACCTACCAGATGTTCGTGGTGAATCCACCGACCGGCGCCGTGGTGGTGCAGATGAATTTCTGCGACAACCCCTGGTTCACCGACAAGCTGGAGCAGGAGCGCCTGGACTGCGTGCGCAACCAGCCCAAGGACTACGACAACATTTGGGGCGGCATCTGCAAGCCCGCGGTGGCCGGCGCGATCTACTACGACGAGATGACCGCCGTGGAGACGCAAAAGCGCATCTGCAACGTGCCGTACGATCCGATGCTGAAGGTCCACGTCGTGTTCGACCTGGGCTGGAACGACGCCATGGCCATCAGCCTGGTGCAGAGGCACGCGTCGGAGCTGCGTGTCATCGAGTACATCGAGGACAACCGCCGCACGCTGGACAGCTACAGCGCCGACCTCAAGATGAAGGGCTACAACTGGGGCAACGTCTACCTGCCCCACGACGGCGAGCACAAGAACATCCAGACCGGCAAGAGCGCCAAGGAGATCATGGAAGCACTCGGCTGGGCCGTGCGCATCACGCCGAACATGAGCGTCGAGGATGGCATCCGCGTAACCCGCATGGCATTCGGCCGCATGTACTTCGACAAGGAGCGCACCGCCCGCCTGGTGCAGTGCGCCAAGCGCTACCGCCGCGCCATCAACAAGCAGACGAACGAGCCTGGCGCGCCGCTGCACGACGAGTGGAGCCACGGCGCCGACAACCTGCGCTACGTGGCCATCAACGCCGACGACATGCGCAACGAGGAATGGGGCGGCAGCCTCAACTACAACAACCTGGGAATCGTATGACCAAAATGACCGACGACGAGCTGCGCAGCGCGGTCGACCGCGAGGTGAGCGAATCCGCCGCCTGGACGGCTTCCACGCTGGCCAGCGAGCGCGAGAAGAACCTCGCCTACTACCACGGCCTGCCGATGGGCAACGAGGTTGCGGGGCGCAGCCAGGTCGTGAGCTGGGACGTGTTCGAAGTGGTCGAGAGCGCCCTGCCCGATCTGCTCGAGCCGTTCTTCGCAGGTGACGATATCTGCGAGTTTGAGCCGGCCGAGCCGGGCGACGAAGCGTATTCGGAGCAGGTGACCGACGTCGTGAACCACCTGATCAAGAAGAAGAACCCGGGCTTCCTGATCTTCAGCGCCTGGATCAAGGACGGCTTTCTGTCGAAGATCGGCATCGTGCGCTCGTGGTGGGACGCGACCAGCAAGACGAAGAAGGCGCGCTACCGTGGCCTGACCGATATGCAGCTGGTCAAGTTCGTCAACGACCCGCGCGTGACCATCGTGAGCCACGACGCGGCGCCGGACCCGGACGACGAGGCGAAGCGCGCGCAGGCCAAGGAGCAGATGGCCAGCCTGCCGCCCGAGCAGCAGCAACAGGTGGCTGCCCTGATGGCCGAGCCGCCGCAGATGCTGCACGACATCGAGCTCATCATCGACAGCGGCCCGCGCGGTGTGCGCATCGAGAACATCGAGCCGTCGTCGTTCATCCTGTCGCGCCACGCCAAGAAGATGGAAGACGTGACCGCCATCGGCGAGCTACGCCAGTACACGCGCTCCGACCTGGTCGGCATGGGCTTCGACCGCGCGCGCGTCGAGCGCCTGTCCGACTACCAGGCTGCGCACGACGACTTCGCGCTTGACCAGGATGGCCTGGGCCTGCCCGACACCGGCGAAGGCGCGCTGCAGCAGCTTACGCTGTTCTTCGGCTTCATCCGCGTCGACTACGACGGCGACGGGATCGCCGAATGGCGCCGCGTCTTCATGGCCGGCAACGACATTCTCGAAAACGAGGAGGTCGACGATCACGAATACAGCATCTGGTCCCCGATCCTGCTGCCGCACCGGATCATCGGCATGGCCCTGGCCGACCCTGTGATCTCGATCCAGGACACCAAGACCGCGCTGACCCGCCAGTACCTGGACTCGCTGTACCTGGCGAACAACCCAGCCACGTATGCGGTCGAGGGCCAGGTGAACCTCGACGACCTGCTGAGCACCCGCATCGGCAAGGTGGTGCGCGTCAAGGCTCCCCAGGCCGCCGGCCCGATGCAAACCTCGCTGGTCGCCAACGAATCCCTCCAGGGTATCGAGCTGGCCAACAACATGCGCGAGGAGCGCATCGGCATCAACCGCCTGAACCAGGGCCTCGACGCCGACAGCCTGAACAAGACCGCCACCGGTGCGCAGATCGCCAACACTCGCGACCAGAAGCGAGCGCTGATGATGCTGCGCGTGTTCGCCGAGACCGGCTGCAAGGACTTGTGCAAGCGCCTGCTGCGCCTGACCTGCGAATACCAGGACAAGCCGGCGACGATCCGCCTGCGCAATACCTGGGTCGAGTATGACCCGCGCGGCTGGTCGGCGGAAATGGACGTGAATATCAACGTGGGCCTGGGCAGCGGCGACAAGTCGCAGACGATCCAGTTCCTGTCGATGATGGGCGCCTACTTCCAGCAGGCCGCGCCGTTGGGCGTCGTCACGCCGGAGAACGTCTACAACTTGGGCAAGATGCTGCTCAAGGCTGGCAATATCCAGGGCGGTGAGACTCGCCTACTGACCGACCCGAGCACGCAGGAGCAGGCGCCGCCGCAGCCGTCGCCCGAGCAAATCCTCGCCGAGGCGCAGGTCGAATCCGAGCGCATCAAGCAGGAAACGAAGCGCGAGGAGATGGCGCACCAGCGCGCGATGGCGCAGGAGAAGCTCGACGCGGAGACGCAGCTCAAGCTGCTGGACCTGCAGATCGAGGACAAGAAGGTGCGCGCCAAGGAAATCGAGCTTGGCCTCAAGCAGATCGAGCTCGACCACAAGATGCGCCGCGATGACCAGGGTGACCTGGCGCATGCGCAGCAGCTCGGCGAGGCCGCGGCTGACCAATTTCACGGAGGTCCGCAAGGATGACACCTGAACAACAGATCGCGCGCGGCGAGCACGCAAAGCGCCTGCTGGACGACCCGCTCTTCAAGGAAGCGATGCGCGAGACCCGGCAAGCCGTCATCGACGCCTGGGCCGCGCTGCCGGTCGAGAACAAGGTCCAGGCCGAGGAGCTGAAGCGCCTGCTGTGGGCCGCAAACCAGTTCGAAGCAGTTTTCACTTCCCTCGTCGGCGGCGCTCAGATCATGCAGTCGGAGCTGCTGCTGACCGAGAACATGCAAATCAAGGCGGAAGCCACGCAACGGAGGATCAATGGCACGTAAACCAGCAACCCAAGACCCGGCGCCGGTCGAGCAGAAGCCGGACGAACCGGCACCGAGCGCACCAGCGCAGGACATGGGCGCGCCCAGTATCGAGGAAGCCGCGCAACCGCAGGTGGTTGAAGCGCCGCCAGCGCCGCCAGCCGACCCGGACCCAGAACCGACACCCGATCCCACGCGCGCCGCTGCCGAGGTCGAGCCGCTGGCCGCCTACGCCGCGCGCATCGAGGAGCAGGCCCAGCCCCTGCCCGTCTGCCAGATCACGCACCCGGAAGCCAAGGACGGCGCGATCCACGTCGGCAAGTACGCCGGCATCCGCCTGGTGCACGGCGACGCGCCGGCGGCCCTACTGTCGGATGGCTCGACGCTGTGAGCGAGGGCTGGGATGGCTGAAGGTATCGGCATCATCTAATCACCGGGCCGGCAGCGTGCCCCTGAACGCTGCCCGTCGAGTTAGGAACAATCGGACTATGCCGCCCATCGAGGCGGCTTTTTCATTTCTGAACTCACACCTCACGGAGAACAAATGAGCACTGAAGACACCACCCTGAGCACCGACAGTTTCGCGGAAATGCTGGGCGGCGGCACCGATAACGGACAACCGGATGCGAATCCGGACCCGCAAAACGGCGACCCCGACCAGGACCCAATCGTGGACCCGGACCCGGATGCAGACCCTGACGCCGATCCCGACGCTGTCGCGGACCCCGACGCTGATCCTGCTCCTGATCCCGACGGACAACCGGACCCCGCTCCGGACCCGGACGCAGCGTTCCTCGAGCTGGAAATCAATGGCGAAAAAGTCGCGCTCACGAAGGACGAGGCGAGAAACGGCTACCTGCGTCAGCAGGACTACACGCAGAAGGCCCAAAACCTCGCGCGCGAGCGTCAGGAGTGGAACCAGCACGTCGCGCAGCAGGTCGCCGAGGTGCAGCAGTTCAGCCAGGAGCTGGGCCAGCTGACCAACATCGACGCCGCCCTCGCCCAGTACCAGCAGATCGACTGGGATCAGCTGCGCGAGGACGACCCCGTGTCGTACGGCGTTCACGTGGCCGACTTCAACCGGATGACGGCGCAGCGCACCCAGCTCGCGGTCGGCATCCAGCAGAAGCAGCAGCAGCTAACCGCCGCGCAGCAGCAGGCGCAGCGCCAGGCCCTGGCCCAGCAGACGCAGGAAGCGCAAGCCCACCTGTCGACCCTGATCCCGGGCTTCGGCAAGGAGCACATCACCGCGATGCGCGACTACGGCCAGAAGGTCGGCTTCACCGCCGCCGAGCTGGCCCAGGTGGCGGACAAACGCATGCTGGAAGTGCTCTGGAAGGCGTCGCAGTTCGACCAGCAGAAAGCAACCACGCAGCAGGCGATCAAGAAGGTGTCGGCATTGCCCACCAAGGCGAACAAGCCGGCCCCGGCCAGCAAGCCCGCTGCGCAGCTCAACATCGAAAAACAAACCCGTCGTCTCGACCAGACCGGAAGCCGCCAGGACTTCGAAGCTCTGCTCGGGATGATCCCACGCAAATAGGAGCCAACATGGCACAAACTGCAAACACTTTCGCAACGTTCAACAACACCACCAACCGCGAACAGCTGATGGACAAGATCTGGAACGTGTCGGTCGCCGAGACCCCGTTCGTCAAGCTCATCGGCAAAGGCAAGGCGAGCGGCGTCTTCGAAGAATGGAGCACCGACGAATACCGCGCGGCCAAGGCCAACAAGGTCGAACAGGGCAACAACGCCACCCGCACCCAGCGCACCCCGCCGGTCCGCCTGGGCAACCGCACGCAGATCGTCGAAGACGTGTTCGGCGTGACCGGCACCCAGGAAAAGGTCGAGAAGGCCGGCGGCAAGTCCGAGTACAACCGTCAGCTCGCCAAGACCATGGTCGAACTGAAGAAGGACATCGAATTCGCGCTCCTGCAGAACACGACCGCGATCGCGGCGGCCGCCGGCGTCGCACCGCAGGCGCGCGGCCTGTTCGGCTTCATGTCGAAGAACGTCTCGCTGGGCGTCAGCGGCGTGGCAGCGAACCCGGTGACCAACACCGCGGCTGTCGACGGCACCCTGCGCCCGTTCACCGAAGCCCTGCTCAAGAACGTGCTGCAACAGATGTTCGACAACGGCGCCAACATGGACAACAGCTACATCCTGCTGCCGTCCAGCCAGCGCACCGTGTTCGACACCTTTCTGGCCGGCCAGACCCGTTTCGACAAGGCCGAGGACAAGACCCTGACCGCAACCCTCGAGGTCTACATCGGCCCGTTCGGCCGCGTGAAGGCTGTCAACGCCCGCCACATGCGTCAGCGTGAGGTCGCGATCATCGACCCGGACTTCCTAGAACTGGCGATGCTGCGCTCGATGAACGACACCCCGCTGGGCGTGACCGGCGACACCAAGGACGTCATGGTGAACGCTGAATTCACCTTCAAGGACTACAACCCGAACTCGCACGGTGCCGTCCTCGACCTGCAGTAATCCCTGCTGTAACCCCTGAAGGGCGCTCTCCGGAGCGCCCTTTTTCTTTTCCGGATACCCCATGGACTTCATCCTCGACGCCACCGCCAACAGCCGCCTGACGATGCGAGAGCACGGCGACGGCACCGGCATGATCGTTCAATCCACCGACGTCTCCGGCGCCCTGGCGCGCAACGAAGCGCTCCGCCGCGCCGGCATGACGAAGACCCGCGACGGCGACCACTACGCCGCATCCATTCCGATCGACCTGCTCAACGAGTGGGCGATGAAGCGCGGCACCACCTGGGAGGTGGTCGCACGCGACGACAAGATGCTCGACGCTTTCCTGGCCGAGAACACGAAATGCCGTATCTACGAGGGCCGCATCTGATGGAACGCTATACCGAGACGATCCTCAACAAACAGGGCAAGCCGGTCGCCGGCGCGGTCGTCACCGTCACGACCTACCCGGACAACGAGCCGGCGACGATCTACGCGGCCGACGGCGGCCAGGCTGTCGAATCCGTCAGCTCCGACGAGAACGGGCGGTTCGCCTTCTACGCGGCGGACGGTCACTACAACCTGAGCATCGTCGGCAAGCACATCGATCCGTTCACGATTACCGACGTGGTTCTCAACGATCCGAACGACGATGCGTCCTCGGTCGTCGTGGGCGGCATTGCTGCGCGCGTCGATGCATTAGAAGCCAGGGCAAGCGAAGTCGTTAGCGTGAAAGACTCGCGGTTTGCCGGTGGCGCAAAGGGAAATGGCGTCACCGACGACACGGCGGCAATCCAGGCAGCTATCGAGTTTGTTTCTGTGTCAGGCGGTGGTGCGGTCTATCTTCCCGAGGGGAATTACCTGGTTGGGACTTCGTCACTTAACGAGACATTCTCCAATTTTGGCGTTCCTGTTCCCGCATCGGACTGCGCCGTTGTTCTGCGCAAAGGCGTTTCCCTGGTAGGCGCGGGCCGTGCTCGCTGCAAGATCAGCACGAGCCTGACAACCAAAATCATCATCGCGATGGTGGCACCGGAAGGGAACATGCTGACCGGCTTCGAACTGGCCGGCGCTTATAACATGGGCAGCCCCGGGGCTGGGCACGGCGTTTTCGTCCTTGCGACTGCTGGCGATGCCGATGTTTCGTGTAAGAACCTTTTGTTCCGAGACCTGTACATCCACAACGTCGCTAGCTACGGCATCGGCCTGCAGAACGGCAACCCGCAAAGCGTGCGCATTGAATCCGTGGACATCGAGAACACCGGAGCGGACGGCCTAGACTTGAAGGCGCGCTCGGACAGCGCCACCGAACCAAGCGGCAATTTCGTCGCCAACGTCCGAGTGCGAAACCATGGCCTTCGCACGGACGGGGCCGCCGGCGTCGACATCCGCGGTCTGTGGCACGCATCGGGCGTTACTGTGACGGACTACGGCAGCAATCCGGCCTTGTCCTACGTTGGCATACGGTTCCGCACCAAGCCCCCCGCTACGGACGCATATAACCGCGCCGCCGCTCGATCCTCGTTGACAGGCTTCTACATCCGCGCAGGCGACTATGCTGGCGGCGGCACCGTCGACGGAGTCGTTTCGGGCTCCGACGATGTGCACATCTCCGATGGCGTGGTTCAAGGATGCACGAATGGCGTCCTGCTGAATGGTAACGCGAATGGCAACGCCTCCCGTAACGTCGTCACTGGCGTTACTGCTGTTGACTCGCGCCTGTATGGCTTCCAGGTCGCCCCCGGATGCTCCAACAGCCTGCTGGTGAGCTGCGTGAGCGTGAGTTCCGCTACGGCGGGGTTCCGCAATGCCGGAGCGGGCACCATGCTGAGCGGCTGCCGCGCCTCTGGTGAGACAACTCCCAAGTCGACCGCAACAGCGTCGGCAGCTGACGAGATCACCACAGGTTGTGACTTTGGCCCGGAGTTCGGCATCGCTATGTACTCCGCTGCAACCGGACGCGTGAACCTAGATGCCAAAGGGCCATCTGCAAACATCGATATCGCGCTGGGGCCGAAAGGGGCTGGTCTCGTTCGATTCGGGTCCCATTCGGTCAGCGCCGATGCGGCGATCACGGGTTACGTGACTATCAAGGATGCGGCCGGGACGCAACGAAAGCTTGCAGTCATCGCCTGATACAACCGAAAGCACTCTCATGACTATCATCGCCCCCGAAGCATTGGCCCTCCGGGGCCAGAACTACGGCCAGCTCCAGGCCATGATCGCCAAGCGCCTGGGCCGCACGAACCTGGGCGACGTGATCCCGGACTTCGTTGCACTGGCCGAATCGCGGTTCTATACCGGCTCGCGCGACCTGGACGTTGCCGTCCCGCCGCTTCGCATCAATGCGATGCTGGCGACCGAAACGGAGTCGCTGGCGTCGTTGCCGGCCGGCTTCCTGTCGCTGGAACGCCTGCTGGTGAACGACGGCGCCGGTATGCGCCCGCTGGCCTACGTGACGCCCGAGCGCTTCGCCGAGCTGGCGCCCACCGGCTTCGCCCGCTACTACACGTTCCAGGACGGCGGGATCGCGGTCGAGGGCGGCAAGCCGCTGAACTTCAGCATGAGCTACTACCGGCGCTTCGCCGCGCTGACGGCCGACGCCGACACGAATTGGCTGCTGGAGAACTGCCCGGCGGCCTACCTGTACGCGGCGCTGATCGAGGCGTACTTGCACCTGAAGGACGACGCCCGGGTCGCCACGGCGGCGCGCATGTACGCCAGCGCGGTCAACGGCCTGATCGAGGCCGACGACTGGATGCGCCACAGCGGCTCGACGCTGACCATCGGGAGCGCGCGATGATCCCGATCACCGGCTTCGCGCCGGACGCCGACAGCACGACGCCGGGCATCCTCACGGACTGCTCCAACCTGGTGCCGACCCTGCGCGGGATGTCGGGCGCGCCGACGCCGCTCGATGCGAACTTGCCCGCCCTGCCCTCGGAATGCCGTGGCGCCGCCGTCATGGCGCGCCTCGACAAGCTGAGCCGGGTGTTCGTGGGCACGCAGACGGCACTGTACGAGCTGTCGAGCACCTCGCTGGTCAACCAGTCGCGGCCCAGCGGCTACGCGGGCAACATCGAGAACCGCTGGCGTTTCGCGCAGTTCGGCAACGCCTCGCTGGCCTGCAACGAGACCGAGCAGCTGCAGGTGTCGACCGGCGCCGGCACGGCGTTCGCCGACATCCCGCAGTCGCCGCGCGCACGGATCATCGTGACCGCGTCGGGCTTCGTGCTGGCCTTCTGCATCAACGCTGCCTACGCCGGCGGCGACCGGCCGGACGGGTGGGCCTGCTCGCACCTGTACGATCACATGACGTGGGCGCCGGCAGAGAGCAACCAGGCGGCGTTCGGCTACCTGCTGGACACGCCCGGCGAGATTCGCGCGGCGCAGCGCCTGGGGCGCGACGTGGTGGTCTACAAGGAGCGCTCGCTCTACCTGGGGCGCTACGTCGGAAAGCCGGTGGTCTGGCAGTGGGACCTGGTGTCGTCGAACGTGGGTGCGATCAGCGCCGAGGCGATCATCGATACCGGCACCGCGCACGTGTTCATTGGCCGCGACGACTTCTGGGTCTTCGATGGCGCCCGGCCGATGCCGATCAAGAGCGCGCCGAAGGAATGGTTCTTCGGCTACTCGGACCCGACCTACCGCTACCGGATCCGGTCGCACTTTGACCAGGCGAAAAACCTGTGCTGGTGGTTCTTTCCGACTGCAGGCTCGGGCGGCGCGCTGACCGAGGCCGTGGTCTACAACCTGAGCACCGACCGCTGGGGTCGCGTCGCTCTGCCGATTGAGACGGTGTTTCAGTACCAGGGCGCCGAAACGAACTATGACAGCTGGCCGGATGACCTGGGCATTACCTACGACACCCTGCCGGACCTGCCGTTCGATTCGCCGGCGTTCGATACCAGCGCCTCGGCGATGGGCATCGTGGCCACGGACCACAAGATCAAGACGCTGACCGGCCCCGCCGGCGCCGCTTCCCTGACAACGGGCGACTTCGGCGACGACGAGCAGTACACGACGCTGAGCCGGGTGGCGCCTCGTTTTACCCGCCGGCCTGGTGCCTCGAGCATGACGCACTACACCCGCGACTTCGACGGCGGCGCGCTGGAGAACCGCGGTAGCACGACCCTGGCCGGCAGTCACTTCGACCCGCTGGCCTCGGGCCGCTACCACCGCCTGCGCATCGATCTGTCGGGCGACTTCGAAATCGTCGGCTTCACGCCGGCACTGATCCCGGATGGAATGGAATGAGCAAACTGAGCGAAGACGCGCGCCTGCCGCAGAGCGACGACGTGCGCGCGCTGAAGCAGCGGCTTCACCAACTGCAGCGCGAGACCGCGATCCAGGTGAACGCGCTGGCTGAGGGTGCCATCCGTGGCTGTGCGAACGCAGTCCCGGCGCCGCCGGCCACCGGCAGCTACACCCCCGGCGACTTCGTGCGCAACAGCACACCGGCCGAGCTGGGCGCCGCCGGCAGCAGGTACGTCGTCGAGGGCTGGCTCTACCTCAGCACCGGCTTCGTCCAGAAGCGCTTTCTTACAGGGAACTGACATGCTCCACCCAATCGAACCGCAGCAACTGGCCGCCGAGTGGGAGCGCACCCGCACCGGCCTGCTCGAGGTAAAGAAGGCCACGCACGACGACTGGCTGCCGGAAGACGTCTATATGTCCCTGCGCCAGGGTCACTCGACGCTCTACATCGGCACCGGCGACGCGGGCGAATACCTGGGATTCATCGTCCTGCGCCTGGTCCCGACCTTCCACAGCAAGAAGGTCGAAATCTGGTGCGCGTACTCGGCGACCCGCGAGCCGCTGATGCGCCGCTTCTTCCCGCACATCAAGGCGGTGGCGCGCAACGTCGGCGCCACGCTGATTTCCTTCGCCTCCGCGCGCGACGAGTGGGAGGCCGGCGCGCGCCGCCTCGGCTTCACCCCGGCGCAAGTCAGCTACCACTACCCTCTATAGGAGCCACCATGGGCAGCAGTACCCCATCCAACACCACCAGCAAGACCACGACCGAGCTGCCAACCTGGGCGCAGGGATCGGCCCGCAACCTGCTCTCCCGCGGCGAGCAGTTGTCCCGGCAAGAAATGCCGGTCTACGACGGCCAGCGCTCGGCGAACCTGAACAATTTCCAGAAAATGGGCATGGGCATGGCGACGGACCGGGCCCTGAGCGGCTCGGCCGACATCAACGCCGGCAGCGGCGCCTTGCAAAGCACGCTCAACGGCCAGTACCTGGGCCGCGACACCGGGACGAACGCCTACATGGGCGACAACCCGTACCTGCAAAGCACGATCGACAAGGCGGCCGGCGACATCACGCGCAACTACCACGGCGCGGTGAACGCGACCGACTCGACGATGGCGCGCGCCGGCGCGTTCGGCGGCTCGGCCTGGCAGCAGGCGCAGGACGCGAACTCGCGCAACCTGGCGCAGGGCCTCTCCGACTCGGCAACGTCGGCGCGCATGCAGAACTACAACCAGAGCGCCGGCCTGGCCGAGAACCAGCTGAACCGCAACCAGACGGCGTTCCAGGCCGAGCGCGCGAACCAGCTCGCCGCCGCGCCGCTGGCTCTGCAGTACGGCAACCAGGCCTACACCGACGCGGCCCAGCTCCAGAGCGTGGGTCAGCTCCAGTACGGCGCCGACCAGCAGCAGATTCAAGACCAGATGGACTACTGGAACGAGAAGGCACAGTCGCCCTACAAGCAGCTCGACGTTCTCGGCAATACGATCCGCGCGGCGGTCGGCGGCGGCTCGACCGTCAGCCAGTCGGCGCCCGGCAGCAATGGATGGGCGCAGGCCGCTGGCGGCGCCGCAGCACTTTACGGCCTGTTGGGCCAATAAGGAGGGCCAATGATCGAAATTAGACCAGCAACATCGGCCGATATCCCCGATCTGATCGCGCTTGGCCGGGCAATGCACTCGGAATCGCGCTATGCGGTCCTGCCATTCAGTCCTGAGAAGCTTGCGGACTTAGGCGCGCGCCTTATCGAATGGCCAGACGGCTTTTTACAGGTCGCCAGCAAGGACGGACGCATCGTCGGCCTGATGGCGGCGTTTGTGACCGAGCACTTCTGCTCGACAGCCAAGGTCGCGGGCGAGTACGCGCTGTACGTGGACCGCGATAGCCGCGGGACCCGGGCGGCGCCGTACTTGCTGCGCGCCTACAAGGCCTGGGCGGAGTCACGCGGCGCGGTACTGGTCAGCGCAGGCATCACTACCGGCGTCCATACGGACGTGACGGCAAAACTCTACTCGGCGCTCGGCTTCAAGCAAGTCGGCGTCGTGTTCGAACTGAAAGGGTAACGACTATGTGTACAGGTGCAGAAGCGCCGGCGGCTGCCGGTATTGCCTCCGCCATGGGTGGGGGCACCGCAGCAGCAGGCGCAGGAGCGGCGGGAGCTGCAGGTGCCGGGGCCGCAGGAGCTGGTGCGGCCGGAGCGGCTGGTGCAGGTGCTGCTGGCGCCGCCGGCGCCGGCGCGGCGGGGGC